ACAAAGACGGCGGCCACCATAACAGAGAAGTATAAATCTACATCCGAAAAGGCCAATGCCCTTACAATGGGAGCCTTCCAGACTTCCACTCAAGCCCTTTTAGCTGCCGCTATGCAAGGCGCTCAGGCAACACAACAGGCGGCCACGGCCACATCTGCCGCCGCTGCGATGGCAGTAGATAGGATCTTAAACGGCAGCCAGGCGGCCGCCAATGCCATTAAACAAGGCGCTCAGGTGGCCGCAAACTTCACCACCCAGGCAGGGCAGGCGGTAAAGATCGGGCTGGATGCCTCCGGGCGAGAGATAGCAGTAATCGGCCAGGTGGCCCAACAGCGCTTCACGCAGGCGGGCGGAGAGCTTTACAATAAGGTCCAGGTAGCGGGCTCAGGCTTCCAGAGTTCTGTCCAAGCCGGGGCCAATGCCGTGAACGGTGCGGCCAGCAACCTGGCCGGTGCTGCCGCCAGCGCTGCCTCTTCTCTGGCGAGCGCCTATGCTTCCTTCGCTTCTCATAACCCGTATAGTGGTAACTCGTCCCTCCCAGCCACATCACAGACAATTGTATTCTCCAGCTCGGGCTCTAGTTCTCATAGCTCATCTTCTTCGGGATCATCTTCTTCCTCATCCAGTAATCCGTCTTGGTGGGATGCTGCTTACGCTGCCGCGGGCGGCCGTGCGATGGGAACGGAAACCACCGGCCCGGAGCTGGCCATAATCGGAGAAGCTGGCCGGGAGTGGGTCATTCCAGAGAAACACAAGAGATGGGATTTGCTCCTGGCTGCCATGCGGGCTTATGGCATCACAGGCATGGCCGAAGGCGGGGCAGCCGGATCTAGTGGAGCCACGGAAGCCACCGACGCCGACGAAATGAGAGCCTACTTTGGCATCAAGGGCCTGGCGTCCATGAGCAAGCAGGTACAGAAGATCATCACAGACCTTAAAAACTTCTTTAGGATTTCATGGGGCATAATAAAAGCAGAGGGCTCCACCTACTGGCGGCAGATCAACCAGATTATCAGCCAGGAGGCAACTAACACCCGAGATAATGCTTGGCAGGCTGCTATTGATATCCGGAACACCTGGCTATCCAGCAATGCCCAAATCCTGGCCGATACCAAGACAAGCTATGAGGCCATATGGCCCACCATATCCCCGTCCCTGGAAAGCCTGAGATCTTCGGCGGTGATGACTTTCGAGGGGATCAATGGGGATGTGGCTAATGTCATGATGGGCCTCTCTATGAATTGGAGCGGGGTATGGGATGAGATGTTACTCAAGCTATCGGATGCACAAACTCAAATATCGGCGGCGGTGTCCGAGATCTCCACTCAATTGGCGTCCATCTCCATGAATACCAGTATCAGTATAACCTCTTCAGGTGGTGGCGGAGGCTCTTATTCTGGTGGGGGCGGGGGCGGAGGCGGCGGAGCTGGAGGCATGGATTGGGGCTTCGCTGGCTCGGATGATTGGCTGGCCCCTACCGGCGATTGGAGCGAGTACGGATCTTCTTCGATATCTTGCGGCTCCAATTGTAATATCGGCTGTGAGGGAGTCTATAACAACGCTGTCATAAGCAGCACCGGGCCTCTGGCCACTGCCGGGCTTGGCGTGGATCTAATGAATGCCGGGTATGGGGGCGGCTCTTACGGTGGCGGCGGATATAGCGGCTCTTTCGGGACATCCTCATGGGGCGGGCTGGCTCCAATATTCCGGGCCAGGGGGGCGCTGGTGGACAAAGGCCCGGAGCTGTCCATAGTGGGCGAAGCTGGTCCCGAGCTGATCCTTCCAGCCAATATAACGAGGACCATCATGGCCCTGGCTGATATGGGCCTTGGCAGCTTATCCGGCGGAGCTGGCCGGGTAGTAATAGAGGATCATACCGTGCATAAGTGGTACATGGACGGCAAGGAAGTGACCAATCTTTTAATGGACAAAGCCGTGCGCCAGCTCCGGCTAAAGGGCGCTTCTCCGGTGAGGTAGATACATGGTAACTGCTAGAAATTCTCTCGATAAGCTGACGGCTGGCGTATCTACTCGCGCCAACCTTCTCACATATTTCAATTCAAATATAGACATCATAGATGCGGCCCTGGCAAAATGTAATTTCGTGGCGGCTGCCGATCCTGGAGTAGGGGATGACGATGGGGACGGATACGCGGCCGGGAGCTTGTGGTTCAATACCACCGGACATAAAATTTTTGTCTGTGAGGATGCAACCACCGGATCGGCTCTCTGGCGGCAGATATACCCGGATGCACACGTAGGCGATTTGGTAGGACCGGCCGGTGCTACTGATGGCAATATCCCGCTATTCGACGGAGCCACCGGCAAGCTCCTAAAGGACTCCATATACACCCCGGCCAGCTTTGCCGTGGCCGCCAAGGGAGTGACTAATGGGGATTCTCACGACCACAACGGAGGGGACGGAGCGGCGATAGTGGCCGCTGCAACCAGTTTCTCGGCCACCGCCAAGGTTCTAGGGCGCAAGACCGCGAGCGCGGGCGCGGGCGAGGAATGCTCTATAACTGAGATCCTGGACCTGCTCGGCACGGCAGAGCGTGGGGATGTGCTCTATAGGGGCGCTTCGGCGTGGGCTATGCTTCCACACGGCACGGCTGGCCAGGTGCTCCAGAGCGGCGGAAATGGGGCAGACCCATCATGGGCAGACACAAGCGCCGCTTCTACTGATGAGTGGATAGCAGCGGGCGAAACCTGGACATATGCCACCGCAACCACGTTCGTTATAACCGGGGACAAATCCGCCAAATACTATCCGGGAATGCGGCTCAAGCTCACGCAAACCACGCCAAAATATTTCATAGTTGTGGCCGTGGGAGTGAGCACCGACACAACGATAACAGTTTACGGCGGATCAGATTACACGCTGGACGATGCTGCTATAACATCACCGTATTACTCCACCGCCAAGACCCCGGCAGGATTCCCGGCGGATCCCGCAAAGTGGACCATCGAAACAACTTCAACCTCGGAAGATAGCCAGGCAAGCCCCACGGCTTCGACCATCTATAATTTAGGGTCTAGATCCATTGCCCTACCTATAGGAAAATGGAGAGTTTCTTATTCGGTACTAGGAAAGGCGGTGGCTTCTGCCCTCACAATGGATCTCAGGGCGGGATTATCCACAGCAAACAACAGTTTCTCGGAACCTAGATATGTCAGAGTTCGACGATTTTACATCGCCACAGACGGCCAGACATCATTAGATATGGCAGATGAATTGATTTCATGCGCCGCCGCCACTACGTATTACCTCAATGGAATGACTCCAATAAGCTCTGTCACATCCATATCCTGGCTCGGATCGACACAGACGACCGTCATTAAAGCGGTATGTGCATACTTATGAGTGACGTTCTTATCACAGTGGGGACCACTCCCATTTTTACCTCGCCTCTATTCGACAACGACGCCACGGTATGGCCCAACGACTCCATGCTCCTGGATACATGGGCAGACATCGAGCAGCTATGGCTCAATGAGAGCGGGCTGACCATTGAGCACCGGACCGATGGGAGATCATCGGCCAGCTTTGTGGTCCTGGACTCTGCCGGGGCCTATACTTTTTATGAGCGGCAGCAAGTCATAATTGAGCTATGGGACGGTACAAAGCAGTTCGCCGGAGTGGTCCAGAGTTGCCAGGAGATCCGGCTTCCTGGCACGGTGATAAAATTCCACACAGTAGAGGCGGTGGACTACACCGCTATCCTCGGCTGGAGGATGATAGACTATGCGGCCACTGACAAGCTCCCAGGAACGGCAGTCCAGGAGATCTTAGATGAGTACCTGGCAGAGGAGGGCATAACCGCCGGGTACATCGAGGCAGGCAACCAGCTTACGGAGATCAGCATAGGAAACAAAAGCTGCCTGGAGGGCTTCCAGAAGCTGGCCGAAGCTTGCGGCTTTGTGGTCTATCTGGACTATGATCTGAAGCTCTACTTCCATACCCGGACCCTTTATGCTGCCGATTGGAATGTAGCGGACGGGACGGATATCTTATCTGAGAGCCTGGTGATTACCCGAGAGAATCCAGATTATAGAAATACCGAAATAGTGATAGGGGGTTATGAGGAGACAGACCTCCAGACAGAGAGCTGGATAGGGGACGGGACCACCAAGACATTTCCCCTGGCATATGCAGCCAACCGTTTTTCCACCCTAGAAGTCAATAGCGTTGCCAAGACCATAGGCCAGAAAGGCACGGACGCCGGGACCTATGATGCTTATTATGCCGTTAATTCCGAGACTCTGACCTTTGAGGCTGCCCCGGCTAACGGCCATGTAATTGTCGCAGAGTATTATGGGCTTTGGCGATCAAAGTCCAAGGCTGAGGATTTGACGGCCATAGCGGCCAACGTGACTCGCCAGGGCTTTGGTAGCGGCAAGGTGGAGCACATCACAGTAGATGAGGCTCTAAATAGCATAGTGGCCGCTGGCGAGTACGCAAACGCCAAGCTATCAGAGTACGGCGTGGACGGCATCCAGATCCGATATAAGACCCGGAGGGCGGGGCTGGCCGCGGGGGTGCTCCAGAACTTTAATTATCAGGGGATTAATCAAGATATCTTAATCCACCATGTAGAAGAAGTTTACAAAGATGGTGATGTGGATTACACCATCGAGGGGGTGTATGGGCCGGTCTTAGATGATTGGTGCAACTTTCTTAATTCGACGTTCGCCCTCATCTATTCGGTTCGTGAAGGTGTAGAAGAAGCGACAGGAGTAACCAAGCTTTATAACTTCTCCCATACTTTTGAAGCGGTGGACAGGCCAAATCCATTCACCACCGCCCCGGTTAGCACCGGCCTGGCGGTATCCTCCGACACATGGCCATGCTTCGAGGAGGTGGATAGGTGCGAGTATATCGAGTTCTGGAGAGATGGTGCTTGCGTATTCAGGAAGCAGCATACCAGCGTACCGGATGAGACTGAGGATGACGAATTCCATTCCTACTCTTTCATTTCTCCGGCGGAAGCTATCGGGGAAATAGATGAGGTGGTATTTTGGGGTGGTAGCTCGGCCAGTATCGCCTATGGCTCCGGGGTGGAGCTATTCCGGGCCAACTTCGCCAGGATTAAGACGATCCTAGAATCATACCAACTGAATGCCACATACATAAACGGAGCCGCTTGATATGGTTTATACTAAGACGGATTGGCTGGAAACCTCCATGAGCACGGCCCAAAAATTAACAGCTCTCGATAACCTGGAAGGCATGTATGGAGAGCTGACCACCTACATAGCGGCCATAACTCACAGCGGGGACTATTACACCGACGCCGAAGCTGCCGCCAAGTTTTTCTCCAGCTCATCCGACGGCCACAATAGTGGCTTAATATGCGCCACCCTGGACGGCCAGACCGCGGACCAGATCATAAATGCCGGTTCACCGTCCGGGGTGATAGCTTGGTGGTCCGGCTCTGAGGCGGCCATTCCAAGCGGGTGGGTGCTCTGTAACGGGCTTAATTCGACTCCGGATCTCCGGGGAAAATTTGTTGTTGGATCTGGCAGTCACTACACAAAAGCAGACACCGGCGGGGCGAACGTAGCCACAACCACCGCAACCATAACCGTGGCCGGTCACGCGCTGACCACGGCAGAACTTCCAAAACACACTCACAGCATCACAGATTTTTATAATTATGAGGATGGGATATACTGGATATACGGAGGGGCAGCGACAAACTACGGATATAATAGCACGGCAACTCGAACCACAGGCTCGGCGGGGTCGGGGGATGAGCACACACATACCGGCAGCTTTGCGGGGACGGCAAGCCAGGCTAAGATTCCACCCTTTTATGCAGTGTGTTATATAATGAAGAGCTGATATTATGTCATACACAAAATATCATTCTTCGTGGTCCGCCACCGATCTGCTATCTGGTGCGGCTTTCAATTGGATCGAGACTCAATATGATGAAGCCAAGGCGGACGCCGACGCTCACACTCATGATACCAGGTATTACCCCAAAGCCACGGCGGATATCACCTTTTTTAGCACTTCGTTTTACACCGGATTTGATGCCGACTTATTAGACAATAATCATTTGTCGGATCTCCTGGCCGCGGTTATGCCCATCGGCTCTATTATGATCTGGAGCGGGACAGATGCCAACGTACCGTCTAGCTGGCATATTTGCGATGGTGGTACTTACGGGGGCTATGCGACCCCGGACCTTCGAGACAGGTTCGTGATTGGGGCGGGTGATACTTATGCCGTGGGAGCCACAGGCGGCCCGGCTACCTGGAATGGGACCATAACACCAACGGCAACCGTGACCATAGGAGCACACGCAGTAACCACCGCCGAAATGGCCACTCACACGCACAGCCGTACAGAGTATTACATGGGCGTGGGGTCGCAGCATTGCAGTAGCGATAATTATGCAAGTTGTTTACGTGGTACGACATCCACCGCTCGCACAACCAACGCGATGGCTTCGGGTGATGGCACACACGGCCACGCAGGATCAACTGCCAGCTTTGCGGGCGTCGATCCACGACCGGCATATCACAGTCTTTACTATATAATGAAGTATGCGTGAGGCGGCTATGGCTTATACGAAAAATCAAGATCCTTGGGCGGATAGCGATTTAGTCACTACCACCGTCATGGATAACCTGGAAACCATATACACCGAAGCCTCCAGCTATCTGGCTGCACATACTCATGATGCTCTTTATCCCACAAAGGCAGAGATGGAAGCCGCCTATTGGTACGCGGGATCAGATGGTCCCGGCTCCGGGTCGGATGCTGATCTGATCTATAAGAGCACCGGAAACCTTCATGCTTCCAGCTTCGCCGGTATGGGCATTCCCACGGGCCTAGTCATCCTGTGGTATGGAGCCGTTGCCAATATCCCCGCCGGCTGGCATCTCTGCGATGGGACCGCGGGGACCATAAACCTGCTAAACAAGTTCGTTGTAGGCGCGGGAACGGGATCTGCATATTCTCCCGGCGATACTGGAGGATCGGCCACCTTCACGGCGGCCGGCACAATGACTATCGCAACCCATGCCTTAACCCTGGAGGAGCTGCCCGCCCACACGCACACTTTCACGGATACTTACGGAGTGATACCGGGCGGGAACGAGTGGACTTATGGAGGAGGCGGCGGATCGACTTATACCACGGCCTCCTCCTCATCCGGAACCTCATCATCAGCGGGATCAGGGACGGCTCACGGCCACAGCGCGGCGGAAGGTACGGGAATATCCTTTGATGCGGTGGCCTGCCTACCATTTTATTATTCATTAGCATATATTCAAAAGATTTGAGGGAGATGATTAAAACGATAACAGCGGATAACGTAAATGTGGCATTCGATAATCTTGAGAATGCTTTTTCGGAATTGGCTAAAATCGAGGATAAGCAACAGGAGATAGCGGCAGACCTGGCCGAATTTAAAGAAGGCTCCCGGAAAGCCGATCAACTCAAAAAGAAGCTCCAGGAACTCCAGCCAAAGATGGCCGAGGCCCAAAGAGCTTACCGGCTGGCGGGCATGAGGGCGGACCGGGTTAGGCTCCTCCTGGATGTAGCCAAGACGGCAATGGGCCGGGACTAAAGCCATTGCTCCTCTCCAAGCGGCACGTCTTTCATTTGGGCTTCGGTCAGATCATAAGAAGATGCCGCGGTTATCTTTTTTGTGGTGCTGTTCATCTTTTCGTTATGCTCAGATAGGTTCATCCAATCCACCGGAGTGGCATTGGTTGGTTGGAATGGCTCACCACTGAAGATTGGCGGCAGCACGTAGCCATCCCAGACATTGCCAGAGTCAATA